GGGCCTCGCCCAGGAGGTTGCGGATGGTGCCGATGCCGGGCAGCTCGGAGTCCACCAGGGATTCAACGAGTTCCGTGTGACCGCTTAGCGCTGCGCGGGTGATGACCTCCTTGAGGGCACCTTCAGCGGCCCTGCCGGGCATGTGGGTGCCTTGGCGCAGCTTCTGGTACTGACTCAGGATGGTCTTGGCGGCGTCCTGCTGGCTCCCCTTGAAGTCGCTTCCCGTCACCGTGATGAGGGTGTTCGCCAGACTGTCGGTGACCTCGTTGGTGGCCTGTGTGACCAGCCGCTTGTCGCGCTCCTGGGAGGCTGCTGCCATGAACTTCTGGCGCATCTGGTCGTGCCCCTTATCGAACCCCGCAGCGGCGTACTGGGATTGTCCCGACAGCGTGGTGTTCCGCTGCTCGGTGAGGTAGTTGTCCATCTCCTCTGGGCTGTTGAAGGTCATCTCCCCTGTGCCGATCTTGGATAGAACGTCCCGCTCAAGGGCTGCGGCTGCGTTACCCCCCCAGATGTTCTGGAGGGTGGCGGCGAACACGGGGGAGTCGGAGGCCATCAGCTCCTGGTTACGGACCTTCTTGCCCAGCTCTGCCACCGTCATCGAGTTGGCATATTGCTGGGCGCGGCCCCGGTCGGTGTGGTCCTTGGTTGCCTGAGCCTGTTGCGCCAGGAGTTCCCCTTGGGCGAAGACCTTTGCCAGCCCCTCGTAGCGGGCGCCGGGCTGCTGCTCGGTGGTGAACACCGGCTGGGCCTGGGTGCGCAAACGCTCTTGCCCGAACTGGTTGTCGGTGGGGGCGCGGTTCTGCATCAGATACCTCCCCGCGCCGCTTTGCGCTTATTCACGTAGTTCAGGCCGGTGTTGGCTATCTGGAGTCCGGCGCCCAGGTATTCAGCCACGCCTACATCGCGTATGGCGGCTTTCTGGGACACAGCGCCCCGGCGCAGCGCCTCTGCTTGGTCGGCGCGGGCTTGCGCTGAGCGGGTGTAATTGATGTCGGACGTGGTGCCGGCCTCCAAACCCTTGCCTGCCAAGTCGAGCAGCAGGGCGTCAACGCTAAGACCGCCTACCTCGGCGCCGGCAGCAGCAGCTCGGGCCGATGCCGTCCGGGACTCGGTGTCGTTCTTGATCTTGGTTTGCTCGACGGAGGCGTTCTCACGATCCTCCACGCCTTGGCGGTTTAGTGCCGAGTAGTTGTCTACGGTGGCTTTGTTGATGGCCTCGTTCTGGGCCGATGCGGCACGAGCCTGGGCGTTCACGCCTAGAGCTGTCCCGGCGATAGACAGGCCGGCGGAAATAAGGGCCGGTTCACACATGGTTGGTCCTCCAAAAGTTAAGGAAATTGGGGCGGGTGGTGGGGGAAGGCTCGACGGTGAATCCAAGCCAGCGAAGCCAGCGGACGTGCAGCGTGTTGCCCTCCCAGACTTGGTGGTGCAGCAGGGGGTACTTGAGGTGCATCTCTGCGACCACGGAGCGCGAGCCGCGCAGGAACGGCACGGCGATGTCCTGAATGCAGTCCGCCCCCAGCAACCACGGGGAGCCCCTGCCGTGGCCTTGGGGGACCACCCCGTAGATTGCTGCCACCTCTCCCTCAGCAGTCACAACGGCGCGTGCCTCAGCGGAGTACACCAAGCCCCGCATCAAGGCGTCGTAAGGGCCTGAATGGGAGCCCAAAGCGAGTTCCCTGAGGTCGGCGTCCCGCATGGTCACGGCCAGCTCAGCGGCGTCGTCCGGGGTAGCCAGCCGGGTGTGGGGCTTGTCAAACACGGCGACCCCTTGAGACGTGGTATCCCTCCCAATCGACGCTCAGCAGAGCCGGCCCTGTGGGGTTGCCCCCGAGATGGTGACTTCCACGTCGGTGTTGCGGCCCCGCACGGGAACTGCGAACCTCCCAGGCCCAGGTTGAAGGGCTCCGATGTTGGCTGTCGAAGTTCCCAGTTGACGGCCTGACGATTTGTAGGTGCGAGGCTCGCGGCCCACCTGATCCACGGTCACTGTGAACAGGCCCCAGTCGTCGTGGTTGATCCACAGGCGGTTTACCTGGGTTCGCCCCCGTGACACCCCAGCAGAGCCGTTGCCGGACTCCTCGCGTAGGATGAAGCGGCCCAAGGTGGCCGACCACGGAATAGCCTCCCCGATGGTGACGGAGTTGGCTGCGTGGTCTCCAGCGAAAACCACTTCCAGGCCACTGGGGGACACCTCCCCGCGCAAGATGGACCCGGCTGGGTACTGAGCGGTGGCCGCATGGGTGGTGACCCAGTACACCGCAGTGGGGCTGGCGCTGTAGTCCAGGTGTGCGGTTGTCTTTGCCTGCCAGCCAGCCCCTGTTACGGTCAATTTGGGGCCGGAGTAGGACGCCTTACGGTCCACCCGGATGGAGTCAAATGCGGAGTTCAGCTCCACCTTTTCGGCGCACGTTAGGCCATCCCGTTCGACTGCCAGGTAGAGGGTTGTTCCTACCACTTCCATGGCCTGCACCAGACCGCCCATATCCCAGCGGTGCCAAGCACTCTGAAGGCGTTGACTTCCGTCCTGGTAGAACTGGTAAACGTAGATGCTGTTGCGCTCCCCCGCGTAGGTATAGGTCAGCAACATATTGTTGGCCGCTGACGCTCGGAGGATGGCGACTCCGTAGGGGATGTAGGCCGGGATGTGGCCGGTGATGTCTACGGCATCCTCCTGGGCGTCCACTCCAGACACGAAGTAGTTATAGAAAGCTGAGAAGTCCCCTTTGTCTGCTGGGAAGTAGAGGCTGTTGCCAAGCCCGGTGGGGCGTACTGTCGGGCGGCTCTCGAACTCAGTGAGCTGGCGGGTCCCTGCATTGGCTGGGCTCAGGTAGTCACCCATCGTCAGCTCAAATTGAGCGCGGCCCGAGAAGAACAATAGGCGGCGATTGAACGGGACCGCGTAGAACAGCGTGGACACCTTCGGGTGGTTGACGGTGACGCTTACAGGGTCCGAGTCCAGCAGGTTGATAACGGACGTGCGGTAGTAGTTGAAATACTCACTGGTCTCGGAGATATCGCAGCCTTCGCCTGATAGGAGGCCCATGCGATCCTGGAAGAAAAACAGGTCGTTGATCCGCTTGCCGACGAACCCCGGTTTGGGGTTTGATTTACTATCCCCGACCTTGCGCCCCGCCCAGGGGCAGGACCGCCACTGAATACCGTCCCTGTAGGGTTGAATCATCACGGGGAGGGTGTCTGGGTTCAGGCCGCTCACAGGCTCCAGGGGGTTCTGGGTCTCCTCCCAGGAACTCGCCGCCTCGTTGTATTGGAGGTAGTGGTCGCCGGCCGCTGACGAGTCGCCGCCTTCAACCTTCACGAAGAAACCAGGCGCTGCGTTGCGGCTGGGAAGCTCACCAACGGATCGCACCGTGTGGGACACGTAGCTCATCCCACTGCCTCCCGTCCCATCGTCAACCACGGTGCCGGCTGGTCCGGCTGTGAAAGAGAGCACGGAGCCGCGCAGGGACACGCCGGGCACGGCTACGCCAGGGCCTGACCACGCTCCTCCATCTTCAGTAACGCCCGAAGCTGGGCGGGTGTTGCCCAACAACTCGTAGAGCACCATTGCAATCACCGTGGTGTTTGTGAGGCGGCTGTGAGAGGCGCTACCGCCGTCTGGGGTGGTGTAGGAGTAAACGCCATAGCCCGGCACGGAGACCGTGTATGAGCGGCCGTAGTTGCCCGCCTTGACCCACAATAGGGCAGGCCAAGCGGAAGCGTGGGCAGGGGCGGACTGCTCCGCGACCACCACCGCGTTGTTGACCAGGAACGTGGTGTCCGCCTCCTTGATGACTTTGATGCTGTCAGCAGGGTTCGCGCACGAGGTGTACGGGATGTTGCTACCCAGTTGGCCTGTGGGTCCGTAGATGGGCAGGTTCTCCCCTGTCTTGGCGTTCGCCATTGCCACATCCCCGCTGGGAGAGGTGTTCAGCAGGTAGACCCCGGTGGCCCCGTAATCCAGGACCACGGTATGGCCTCCCTCCTGGTAGCTGGTGAAGTTGGCCTGCACCACCCCGAGGTGATCCGTACCGAATCGACAGGTCAACCCTCGGGACGGCGTGCTCAGGCAGTTCACTTGCTCCTTCAGGTGAGACGGCAGGCGCAGCAGCTCGGGCTGTTGGGAGACCCCGCCGATCAGGTTAGGGATGCTTGAGGTGATGAGCATGAGTTACCTCCTAGAGAGAGCCCGGCGCATGTCCGGGGAATTGAAGAAATTTGGATCTGACGATTGCCCCATCACCCTACGGAACGCGCGTAAGGCAACGGCCTCGTCCTCCGCAGTGAACCCATCTAAGGTCTGGGAGCCGGTCACCCGCTTCTGGAACAGGCGGCTGGCACGTACGGCGACGAAACGCCGGGCCGCTTCGGGAAGCTCCTCAAAGGGCAACATGAAGGTGATTTCAGCGGTGACCGAACGGCCAACCTTGAACGTGTGGTTGCCCCGGTCGTAGAGGCGGCTACCGCGCTGCACGAGGTCGAGGTCCCGATCAGGGCCGAAGGAGTCCGCGAACAGGCAATTGAGGGGGAGGGCAACTTCGCCGTCCACGGTCGCGGGGAGCGGGTAACCGGATTCTGTGTTGAAGGGCCAACCGTGCATCTGGAGGTCCCTGGACGCCTCGGTGAGCACGGCTTGGGCGGTGAGCGCATCCACCGATTCCGTCCCCACCAGGGAGTTCACTGGGGACTCCGCAATGGTTCCCAGCATCTGATTCACGGCTTCGAGGGAAGTGGTCGGAGTGAGCATGGTGTTCTCGAAAAAATAGGGGACGCCTTGTTAGAGCGCCCCCTTGGGTTGATGATGAGTTCCCCTACTGGGGGCTCGGCCTTAGACCGAAGCGAGTTCCACCGAAGTCGCGGGGTTCAGCACACCGTGACCCATGGCGTACTTCGCCACCATCAAAGTGCCCTGCCAGCGAACGCTGTACTCGTGCTCCATTTGGATGTCCATGAGCTTCAGATTGCCCACGGTGTCCTCGGTGAACACGACGCCTACCGTCTTGGTGAAGTCACCGCCGTACTTGTTACCGTAGCCGGCCCCCAGGGAGCCGTCCGGCACGACGGTGCTGGGAACGTGGGTGCTCTTGAGCAGTTCAATCCCTGCCACTCGAAGGACCTTGCCTTCGGCGAACACGCCAGCACCACCCCAGTCCTTGTTCAGGACCTTCGTGTTCTGGGCGAGGCGGTTGTAGATGGCGGGGCGCAGGAAGGCGAAGCGGCCATCCTCCGGCACGTTCTTGTCGTCCAGCACGGTGGCGGCGTTGAAGAACGATTCCACCAGGGCGTCCATGTCGGTGTCCAGGCTGGGCACAGAGAGGACGGTCCCACCGAAGTCGGTGGAGATGCGAGCGGCGCCGCGAGCGGCCTGCACGGCAGTCTGGAGCAAGTGGCGGTCCAGAGTGTTCGCCAGGGCGTTGCCCAGCTTGCGGGCATACGGGGCACGAACTTCGTAATGGTTCATGGCCTCCTGGATGTTGGCGATGAACACGTCAGCGATCAACGGCATGTCCACCGTCAGGGTCACCTCGTTGTGCACGATGGGGGTGCCCTCGATTTCGGTGCCGGGGGCGTGGTACTTGGCAGTGGTGTCACCAATCACCGGGAACTGGGCGCTGCGGCCGTTGCTGATGGTCCGCTGCGTGACTCGGGGCAGCACTTTGTTCTGCGCATCGAACTGAGTCAGGATTTCACCAGCGAACTGAGTGAGGAACAGCTCGAAGTCATCGCCGGAGCCCTCGCGCTGACCGGGATTGGAGGGGAACGTTGCCATGTTGTATTTCCTTGTATTGATATCGGGAATGTCTCGTTTGCGAGAGCAAATAGACGAAGCAAAGCCCCCCCAGGCGCTGGGCCTAAGGGAGCTTCAGGAGGGGGTGGGGTTTAGGTGCCGGTGGGTTTGACGGAGACGCCGCGTACCTTTTCGTAGGTGCGGTACGCCCCGAGTCCCAGCAGGCCCATGAGGATGGTTGTGAGTTCGTCCAGTTGCAGCTTCGGGGGTGCACCCCAGCCAAGCCCGTTGGTTGCGGCCCAGCCAAGTAGCGGGATCAGGAAGAATTGACAAGCCAGAGCAAGGGCGCAAATCCAGCCAACTGCCGGGCGCCAGCCAGACTTGAATAGGGAGTCGGACTTAGCCTCCTCCGCGTTGATGAGTTGCTGACCTGCATCGCCAGCCACCAGGGCGTCCAGCACTTTGAATTCGCCGGCCTGTTGCATCTTCAGGACATCCAGCTCGGCCGAGGCGCGGGCTGCGGGGTCCGGGAAAACGCGGTCGAAGACTTTTTCGAGCACAGGACCAAAGGGGACCAACGCTGAAAGAAAGCTCATCGGGGAAGGTCCCCAGAGACCTTGAGGCGTGCCTCGACTTCAGCACGGAAGGCCGAGTCGAGGCGGTACTCAGGCTTGCGCATGTCGGCGGTCACCTGTGCCCACGATTGATAACCAGCCACGCCGGAGCCCTGGGACACAGCCGAGGTCAGCAGCTTGGGCTCGGGACGGTTCGCCGCAGCGAATCGCGTATGGAGAGCCTGCACGGCGAACTTGGCGGTGTCGATGTCGCCCCCGTTGACGAGCTTGTTGTACGAATCAATCTCGGCTTTGGTCAGCGTCGAGGACGCCCATGTCACGAGGCGTTGGTACTCGGCCGCGTCCTTCACCACAGAAGTGATGACGGCGGTTTCGTACTCTGCCGTTTTGGCTGCGGAGCTTGCCACCATGCCCGAGACGTACTGATCCACGGTGGCTTGATCCACGCCTTGCTTCGCCAGCGCTGCGTAGGTCGCTGCGGACAGGCTGCCGGTGTCCAGCTCCGAACTCAGACCGTCACGGGTGAGGCCCGCATTGGTGAGCAGGCTGTCCACGAAGGACGTGCCGGGGTTCTCGGGCTGAACTTGGGGAGCAGTCGCAGGAGTCGCAGCAGGAGAACCAGCAGGGGACGGTGCGGGAGCGGGATCGGTGGGAGCACCATCGGGATTGGCGGGGGACTTTGACGGTACGGAGGACAGACCAGCGGCGGCAGAGGCTTGGCCTGCCTCATAGCGTTCCTGCATAGATTCGTTGTGACCATCGGGGGCTCCACCCTCGCGGTTAATGGTGATGGAATTGGCTTGGTTCATATCAATCAGAAGTAGACGGCGACAGCGCCACCTTCCATGCGGTAACCCTTGGCGGTCGGATAGGTCCGCGTCAGGGTCTCATAGCCAGGAGGCAGCTTGGACATAGGCAGCAGCGTGGGCTGCCCAGCGGGAGGGGAGAGGCGGGCCTTGTCCTCGGTTGCGTCCCCTAGGTTTTGGACCACGATGTTCTCAGCGACATCGGCGGCGGTGGGTTCTTGAGTCACGGGGTCCTGCGCGGGTTTGCGGGCAGCTTTGGTCATTCCTTCATTCCTTCTTTAATGAGATTGCCCCCGGCTTGAATGGCCGGGTTCAAGCCTTGCTGCATCATCTGCATTGCCATGGCTTGCTGATCGTTTTGTTGGACTTCCGCCTCCGAAAGGAGAAGCCCATCGGCTCTGACACCACAGGCGGTGAACACGAGTGTCAATATGTCGGCAACCCGGAGGCGCTTAGCCACTTGCTCAGGGCCAACGGCCGCTACAGCCTTGGATAGAGCCTGCTCAAGTTTGCTCAGGTCGCTACTGCGTCCCAGGGCCTCTAAGCCTGTGACCACCACCGGCTTGACATCCTTCTCGGGAAGCGCCGGGAGCTTGCCCGCTTGCTGTAGCACGTACATGGTGCGGGTTGCCAGGGGTAGCTGTAACTCTTTCGCCAGGAGCGAGTAGAGACCACCCAGGGAGTCCTCCAACTCTTGCGCCACGTATCGAATTTCCTCGGCAGTCACCCGCTCGCCTCGGCGTTGCACGGCGCTGTTCAAGAGAAACGCGAACGACAGGCGTTCAGTGGTGGAGTTGGCCTGCTCCAGGGCCACCCGGAAGTCGGAATACTTGCCGAGTTGGAGGGCGTTCACGTCATTGACGGTTCCGTCCACAAAGTCCCCGTTGCGGGCTTTCGCTAGGTCGTCCTTTTCGGTGACTCCGTTCGGGTTCACCAGGAACAGCAGCTTGGCCGCGCCCACTGCTCCCTCCAGCAGCGCCTGGGATAGCCCCTCCAGACTCAGGAGGTCTCCCAGGTACTCATGGACGTAGGAGCGCCCATAGTCACGGCCGGCTTGCTTGATGAGGCGCAGCGGAATCCAGGGACACTTGTCCAGCGGGTACTCACCCCGTGTGCCTGGGACCTCCAGCCCTCCGACCTCCTGGTACGCCACCCATTGCGTGGACTCTCGGGTGACGTGGGTGTAGATGGTCACCTCGTCTTTGTTGTCATCCCGGTTCTTGGACGCCTTCAGCAGGGCACGGAAGTCCGGGTCTAAAGCCACTCGGGCGATCTTTTCCTGGAGCACGATGTCGAGGACGTTGCCTGCGCGGTCCCTGCGGCACACATAGGCGTGCAGCCAATGGAGTTCCAGCGGCCCGTCATCAGGGAGGTACAGCAGCACGTTGCCGGCCACGATGAGGTGCTTGAACAACTCGAAGCTGGTCTCGTGAAGGCCGCGACTGGTCAGCTCAGAGGTGACCCGCGACTCAAGCGTGCTTAGCCCCGTTTCAACCTTGGAGCGAATATCCGGCGTGGCGGACATCGAGGCAAGAACTTCGTCCTCGACCTTCAGGCGGAAGAAGGGGGTCTTGGGGGGGAACAGCGCCAGCATCATCTTGGCGGCGATGTTGTTGACACCACGCGAGCCTACCGACTGGTACGGGGTCACAAAGTCGTCAACCTTGGTGGGGTGCTGCGGGAACAGCGAGGGGATCGTGACACCGGCACAGCGAGCGGCATCGGAGATGTAGGAGGAGCGCTTGGCTTGGAGGTGTGAGTAGAGGCTCCCTGCGGTTGTTTTATTGGGGAGTGCTCCGGTCATTGTTTAGCTCGGAATGTTCAGGCCGGACATACCGCTTCGGGCGGGAGTCGGGACCGTGAGCACGGAACGGCCGGAGCGGCGTGGGTTCTTCTTACCGCCAGTGTCCACAACGGTGGGCTTTACGGTCTCCTCGGGCAGCGGCACTTCAGGGGCCGGGGCGTGCGGTTTCGGAGCGGTGCACATGAGTGTTAGCGTCCTTTCTGAGTTGGGTTGATCTGATGCTCGTACTGGCGGCGCAGGAACTGGAGAACGGCTTGCTCCCCCTGGCGCACCCGCAACAGCGCCACCACGGTGTCCGCAGAGGCGTCGATTGGTGGTGTGATGGGGGTGTTGGGGAAAGCCGTGTCCAGCGCCTTCAGCAACGACTCGGAGATGGGTGCGGTGATTCGCATACTTCGCCGGGTTGTCCAATAAGGGTCGTTTTTATTTTTGGATAGCAATCGTCAGGGCGAGCATGATGGCTGCGACCTTGGCAGAGACACTGGCCCACCCAGCACGTACCTTGGCCCACAGCTTGCGGAACGGGGTAGCGATGGTGAAAGCCACGTCTGCCAGAGCGCTTTTGAAGGCACCCTTGACGGTCGGCTCTTGGCCTGCGCGGTGTTGGGCGATGAATGTCTTGACGGCCACGACGGCCACCCAAACAGTCAGGATGATGACGGCGGCGACAACGAGGGCGATGAAGATGGACAGGTGGTTCATAGGGGGTCCTTGGGGTATGTAGAGAACAGGGGGTGCGGCGGGTTAGGCGGTGCGCTTGCCGCTCGCTTGGTTTTGCTCGTGAGCGATGAGGAGGTCGATGGTGTGACGGGCCTTGCGTAGATCGGCGATGCCGTTCTTGCTGCGGAATCTCGTCACGTACTTGATGACCGTGTGCTGCATGGGGTCCAGGCGGTTCACCATTGAGAACTCAAACGGTTGAATCGGCATGTCCTTGTAGTGAGCGCCGCCCTCCTGAATGGCCCACGGGTTTTGTGTGGAACCTTGCTCGGCCGGCTGCTCGCTGGCCGCACTCGGACGTGGGTCGGTGAGAGGCGGCTCCTTTGGGCGCCACATGGGCAGAGAAACGTTGGACGAACAGGACCAGCAGATGGCCCCCTTCTTGTTGAGGGGGATGGTGGGGTCGTGCCGGGCGCACGTCAGGCAGTCGCGGCGTTCTTCCCCTTCGGGGCCGACAGGGATGGGTGGATAAGGGCTCATTGAGAATTCCCTGAACGTTGCGGTGTGGTGTGCCATTCGGTGACCGTCACTGTCTTGGTGTGCGGGTACACCTCACTCACCTCGGGGGTGAGGTAGTCCCAATCGGTGTGGTAACTCCCGTAGCGTCTCTGATCCACAGTGAAGAAACGCTTGGTCTCCAGATGCTCAAACACGGTGCACAGGTGCTGGCCTTTCCCCTCCTGTGTCCAGTCGCCAGTTTCCCGAACGGCGAAGCCTTCAGGCTCGCCATCGCCGCCGTTGAAGGCGTTCAGCAGTTCTGTTCGGGGGTCCATAAGATGGGTTTCCTTTTCTTGTAGTCGTAGTCGGTGTGGCGGCAGATACGCGCCACGCGGGCCTGCTGAATCGCCACCTGCTCGGAGAGGCCGGCCTTCCGGTAGGCGGCAACAACCACAGGCCACAGCGGGTCCTCGGTGTTCAACAGCTCCAGGGCTTTTTTCGGACCAACGCCGGGACACCCTGTGTAGCCATCGGTGGTGTCTCCGGTCAGCGTCTGGTACAGGTGCCACCAGTCCGCCTCCTCGCTGTTTATCTCGAAGAACCGACCGTTCCCTTGGTTGTAGTGCTTGCCCGGTAAGGTTTTCATGTCCTTGTCCAGACTGGCGAGGATTCGGTCGCCTTGGATCAGGGTCGGGTGGGTCAGCAGGATGCCTGCCACGTCGTCCCCCTCAAGGGTGGGACGCATGTACGCTCTGCTGCCGTACTCGGTCAGGCACCATTCAAATAGGTGGCGCCTCAGCAGGGGCCGTCTGGTGCCCTTTCGGTTGCCCTTGTAGGTGGGCAAGATGTCCAGACGCCAGTTGCGGTCTAGGTCCGTCAGCGGTAGCACGAAGTCATCTGCCTTCAAGGTGACCACTAGGGACTCGATGGCGGATCGCAGGGCGTGCTGGCCGTGTTCCTCCTCGGCGTGGTATGTCCACATGCCGTCGTCCCAGCGGTGCTCGTGCTCCACCTGGAGGGCAGCTTGATAGATCAGGATGTCAGCGTCCAGGATCGCCGTCAGCTTTGGCATGGGGGTTCTCCTTGGTTCGATTGCAGCTTGTGCAAGTGGTGTCTCGGTAGCGCCGGAATGGCATCTGGGTGTTCACCGGAAAGGCGCCATCCAGGAAGACCTGGCGACAATCCCAGCACAGCAGGGAAGTGGGGGTTGGTGATTGGTAGAGCCGCAGGTCAAAACGCATCGGCCATCTCGTCAGCAGCGAGGCCGGCCACGGAGCCGAAGCACATGGCTGCGCCCATACGGACGAAGGTGGCAGCGACTTCGCTGAAGCGGTCTTGGGCGTCAGCCGGCAGGGCGTCGAAGGCGGGTAGGAATACGCCCGCTGCCTGTCCGGCTGCCGCGTACAGCTCCTCCAGGCCAGCTTGCACGAAGCTGCGTTCCGCCACCGCGACATCCGCTAAGGCGGGTTCGCAGGTGTCTTTGAACGCTCGATAAAACTCGCTCAGCTTGGCCTGGGCCGAGTAGAACTGGGGGGAAAATTGTTTGGGCATAGCGCTCCTTTGTCTAGAGCAGACCCCGCGCGACTAGCACGGTTTGGCCTGTGGGTGTGATTCGCCATTGACGCCCGTAGGTGTCCTTGGCTTGGCGTGTGGTGATGTAGCCTTGTGAGGCCAACGCTGCTACTTCCTGTGCTCGCTCGCGGGAGAAGTCCGACTGGATACTTCGCGGCGCCAGGAACACAAGGTGCAGCGCTTCCAGCGTTTCTCTGTCCATGGTTAGTGGGTCTCGGCCCAGGTGTGGCCGATCTTGGATTCGCCATCCGTTGGACAGCGGAAGTTGAATTGCTCACCCGCTTTGCGGACCATCAGCGGCGCCAGTTCGGCGACTTCGCGGGCTATGGCTTCCGTCCGGCAGGCGATTTGCACCTCGTCGTGGACAAAGGCCACCTGTGCGTAATCCCCGTCAAAACCGTGGATGAAGCCCCTTTCCTCCATAACTGTGTGGAAATTGATGAGCCATTGCTTGCAGATGACCGCGCCGGCTGACTGCAACAGCGTGTTCAGTGCCGCGTGTTCGGAGCGAATGGGGACGATGCGCCGGTCGAGGCCGATGATGTAACCCCTCTTGGAAGCCGCCTTCACCTTGTCGATCAGCATGGACAGAGCCGGCAGTCCAGCGAGGAACTTCGTGCGCAGGCGCCGCCCGGCCGCTCGGTCTTTCCCAATGATCTGCCCCAGCTTGCCATCCCCGGCCCCGTAGAGGAACGCATAGATGAACGTCTTTGCGTTCGCTCGGGTGGGCAGGCCGGCAGCTCGCTGGTTGACGGAGTGAATGTCCGTCCCCTTGGATGAGTCGCCTGTCAGCAGGATTCGGGTGTACGCCCCGTCGTCATAGGGGTGCATGAAGTGGGCGAGGCAGCGCAACTCCAGCCCGGAGGCATCAGCGCCGACGAGCCACCAACCGGGCGGGACAACCCAGCAGGCCCGGCAGTCCTCGCCATAAGGAGAATCGCTAGAGGGCGTTTGGGAAACGTTGGGGTAGGAGTGTGTGCACCGACCAGTAACCGCGCCGTTTGGCGTGATTGAGCCATGGATTTTTCCTTCAGGTGAGACCAGCTTGAGCCATGCGTTGTCCCCGTCTCCCACCTGTCCGATGCGCTTTTGCACCAGGAGGTATTCAACGAGGTCCGCGACTGGCGGGTAGGGGAGATGTTTAAGAATTTCCTCATCGACCTGGGGCTTTCCACTGGGCGTGAACTCGGTGGGGTCCCAGCCGAACAGGGTCTTAAGGCGGTTGGCGATGTGGTCACGAGAACCGGGGTTGAACACCAGGGTCTTTTTCTTGACCACGGGAACGCCTTTGACGTAGCCCAGCTTCTTGTTGTTGACCTTGGGTGTGAACGGACGAAGCTCCACGGTCCACGGCGGGAACCACCCGGCCAGCTTGTTCTCCAGGGCAGCGCGGCGCTCAACCAGCTTCAGGTACAGGGAGCGGGCTGCGCCGGAATCGAAGTGAAAGCCGTTCCGCTCTTGCTGGGCCAGGAGCCAAGAGACGCGGTGCTCCAGCTCAAGTGACTGAAGGGCGGGCAGCTTGGCTTCGATCCGTTCAAGGAGGGCCAGAGTGACCCGAACGTCCTGGGCGCAGTAGTCCAACATCTCCGGGGTGTACTTGTCCCATGCGTCCTCCTGTTCTCCATAGTCACCCTTCAGGATTCCCAGCCGGTAGCCCCAGGCTTTCAGTGAGTGAGACCCCCAAAGGCTCCCAGGAAGCCGCCTGCTCTTGACCAGATTGGTGTCACTCTTTTTGATGTCAGGCCAAACCAGACGGGCGCACGTCAGGGTGTCGATGAGGGCTTCCTGGGGGATGTGGAGTTTGGGAAGGAGCTTGCGCAGAACGGGGTGGTCGTACTTGATGCCGTTGTGGGCGGCAACTCTGAGGCCGAGGTCCACGTAACGCTGAAGGTCCTCCTGGTAGCGCTTGGTTTCTGTTGGTGGGTAGCGGTGCTCCTGGCCTGTGCGGCGGTCGAAGATGACAGCGCAATGAAGCGTGTCCACTGTGGACAGGAGCCCGTTTGTCTCCGTGTCCGTAACCACATCCGCCAACCAGGGTGTTGGGGCGGTGTCAGCCATCATTGGGTGAGCGTCCAGGTGATGAAGCCGTCCTCAGGGGGCGAATCGTCCACGACGAAGCCGCAGCCGACGAGGTTCGACATCGAGACGTGGTTGCGGTCCGATGTGTAGGTGTTGATCCGGGTTAGGCCCAGCTCCCAAGCCTTCTTGATCCGGGCGCTGATGAGGCGCCGTTGAAAGCCCAATCCCCGGTAACCCTCCACGACACCGCAGCGAATCAGATCGGCAGTCAGCTCGTCCAACGGTTTAGTCACCGTCAGGGCGGCGAAGGCCACAGCCCGGCGACCATCCAGCACCAGCCACCAAAGGGTGTCGTGATCGGTGCCTTCAGGGTCGATGCAGAGGTCCGAGGGGAACACCTCCAGTTGCAGACGCTTAAGCCGCTCCACATCCAGTTCGCTGTCAATCCGGGCGGCACGGAGTGTGTATCGCGCCATGCTCAGAACTCCCGGTATTGGTCGCGCAGGGACTTCAAGAAGTAGCGGACGTAGCGCTGGCCGGTGGTCTTGTGCCGGCGCGTGTCGCTGACGATGACGTAGAAGGCACGCAACTCGTGGATTCGTTTGGTCAGGGACTGCACGCCCAGGTCCAGGATGGCATCGCGCTGGGTGATGCTTCCCGTGGTGTTGAGGTAGCTCAGGAGCGCTTTGCCTTGGGGCGTCAGGTCCTTCCACACCATCGGTGGAATTTGCACGTTGGCAGGAATACGCTTGGTCATTGAGGAGGTCCTTGTTGATCGGAAATGGAAAACCCCGCCGGCCCTAGGTGGGCGCAAGCGGGGTCTGTGAGGTGAGGAGGGGGGGAGAGCCTTCAGCGGCTCCCTGGGCAGATCAGTAGCCGCCCTTGATGATTTCCCCTAGGCGGCCGCCCAGGTCCATATTCAGTGCGTTCATCAGGATGGCGCTCGGGTGATAGTCGTCGGCCATGTCCTGGGCCGTGAACGTCCAATCGCCCAGTTCGACCAGGGGAACATTGCGCAGCGTGGCAACGCGGCGGATGCGGTTGCGAACGTCATCCAGGCGACTGACCGATGTCTGAGTCATGAGGCCACGCACGGGCAGTACCGGGGGAGTACAGAGGAGCGGCTTGCGGCCTACGCCCTGGCTGATGCTCACCATCGCGTTGATGCAATACTCAAAGTCCTCCAAGGAGAACACATATACACCGTAGGCCATCGCAACGGCCTCGTTGATGCCGTAGCGGAACATCTGGTACTCGGCAATGTCGTATGCGGCGGAGAAGTCGAAGGGTCCCCCCACGGTCAGGATGTCGCGCCACGGGCCGGTGTCGGTCATCGCGTGCTGTGCGGTACAGCCACCCACCGAACGGTCATCCAGGACCAGAAACGAACCCCGCCCGCCAGCACCGATGCTGCTCAGGGGTGAGTACGCTATGCCGGCGTCTTTGACAAAGGCGTTGGACGTGTAGCTGTCACCGAAGATGGAAACGGTTTTCGGGTTGTATTGAATTGCAGCGGCCACAGGGCCTCCTTATTGTTGAATGCTGAGTTAAAAGAAAAGTCCCGGAGTGCGCCGTGCGGGGCGTTGGGCGGCGTGGTCAGAAGTCCGGTGCCGTCTCGTTTTTGAAGGGCGAATCGGCGAATTGCTCGTGCGGTGCGAGACGGCCATCGCCGTGGGAATAGAGAAGGCCCAGGGTCTTGCCGGTGCTGCGGCCCGTGTTGCGATCCTTCAGAACACGGAACAGGCTCACGCCGCGCTCGCTCTCGTCCTCGGTCTGCTGATTGCGCTCCAGTCCGAACATGAAGTTGGACCAGAAGCCGATGGAGCGGGAGCCCTTGAAGTGCCGGATCATCACGCGACCTCCCTCCTCGTGGGGCTTCCCCTCAGGGGTCGTCAGGTGCGACACAAGGTGCAGGATGAGGCCCAGCTCGTGGACCAGCCCGGCCAGCTCCTTCATGATCTGTTCCAGGCTGCCCTTCTCATCGGTGGTGTCGGCCAGGGCCGTGAGGTGGTCGAGGTAGAACACCTTGATGTCCAGGGCTGTAGCCATATACCGGATGTGTCCTTTCACAACATCCCAGTCGGTTTGACCGAACGAGTCATACACGCATCCTTTGCCGATCAGCCACTCGGAGCCCTGGTCCAGTTCCTCCTGGGTCCACTCGGCGTCCGGGACGTGGAACAGCTTGCCCATGTACTTGCCAGCGATGCGCTTGCCCAGCTCATCCACAGGCGTCTCCAGGAACACCAGACCGACACGGATACCCTGCGCCATATCGAAGGCGATCTGCTGGGTGAGCCAGTCGGTCTTACCGATCCCC